CGTCTACTCAGGCGGACAATACTATGACATTACCCCTATTCGAGCTACCATAACCGGATGTGATCTCACGAGTACCTCTTCTTCAAGAGCCGTAACCATAACTTTCCCGAGTCCTCACGGCCTATCCGATAATGATATTGTTTTAATGGAAAGTGTTAGTGGAGTGACCGCTGTCGGATCCACTTATAATGATGCTTCGTTTGAAGGTATTAAATTTATGGTAACGTCAGCGCCTACTGCATTGACGATTACTATTACGATGGCGACGGCTGAAGTAGGAACCCCTTTAAGTAATTCAGGATCTGCTACAGCATTATGTTACTATAGCGTAGGACCCGCTCAACAATTAGGAGGTTATGGTTTTGGAACAGGAAATTGGTCAGGAGCAGCTTCAGGAGCAGCGACGACAACTCTTGTAACAACGATTGCATCTGATGCTGGTGTGACGAGTGTTACATTAACCAGTTCCGCAGCCTTTCCAACTTCAGGTGAAATTAGAATAGGCACAGAGGATATTTCTTTTACCGCTAATGATACTACCACAGGAATTTTAAGCGGAGGATCAAGAGCCGTTAATGGAACAACCCTGGCTCTACATACGGCCGGAGCAACCATTACTAATATTTCCGATTATGTTGCCTGGGGCGAAGCGTCTTCAGCTGACTTTACTATTAATCCAGGTTTATGGATTCTGGATAACTATGGAACTAAACTTATTGCTCTTATTTATAATGGTCAATGTTTTGAATGGGACTCAAGCATTGCCAATCCTACAGGAACCCGAGCTACTATTATTGCTGGAGCGCCAACCGCTTCCAGACATATGTTGGTATCACCGGTTGATCGTCATTTAATTTTCTTTGGAACCGAAACAACGATTGGTGATTCTACAACTCAAGATGATATGTTTATACGGTTCTCGGACCAGGAATCCTTAAGTGATTATACCCCAACGGCAACGAACACCGCGGGTACACAAAGACTGGCCCAGGGATCAAGAATTATCGGAGCCATTCGAGGTCGGGATACCATGTATATCTGGACTGATGCAGCTCTCTTCTTGATGCGTTTTGTAGGTCAACCATTTACCTTTTCTTTTGAACACGTGGGAACCAACTGCGGACTCATTGGTAAGAACGCCTGCATGGAAGTGGATGGTACTGCTTTCTGGATGTCAGAAAATGGTTTCTTTCAATACTCAGGTCAACTTCAATCGATGCCGTGCTTAGTAGAAGATTTTGTCTTTGATGATCTTAACTCGACACCGAGAGATCTTATTAATGCCGGACTCAATAATCTCTTCGGAGAAGTAAGTTGGTATTATTGTAGTGCAGGTTCGGATGTGGTGGACCGGGTTGTGACTTATAATTATTTAGAATCCGTGATGCTAAAAAAACCTATATGGTATACAGGAACTCTAGCCCGAACAGCCTGGTCAGATTCTTCTGTTTTTGATAGACCTCATGCTTGTTATTTTAACAATGCTGATGATGTTTCTTATGATGTCGTGGGTAATACCGATGGTACTACTATATACTATGAGCATGAAACAGGAACCGATCAAGTAAATGCCGGAGGAGTGGTAACTGCCATCGCAGCTAACGTTCTTTCAGGAGACTTTGATATTACTCAGAAAAGAGCGGCACAAGGACAAATGCTAGGAACACCGGATCTACGAGGAGATGGAGAGTACCTTATGAAGATCAGAAGATTCCTGCCAGACTTTATTACTCAGGCTGGAGATACCAAAATTACTCTAATGCTGAGAGATTATCCAAACAGCAGTGCTGCCAGTTCTTCACTAGGACCCTTTACAATCACGAGTTCCACTGATAAAGTTGACACACGCGCAAGGGCGAGAGCTATTGCATTGAAAATAGAGAACACTTCCACTTCACAGAACTGGAAGCTCGGAACATTTAGACTGGATATTCAACCCGATGGGAGAAGATAATGGCATTACCTTTTTATAATCAAGGAGATCAAGACATCTACGCAGGTGGAGACCATTTTGTTCCTCAAGAACAATACCGATTAAACTATACACCTTCCCAATCACTGGCTAGTACAATAGGAAACACCGGAGGAGTTACTGGTGCACAAGCAGCCAATCCTTATATCTGGCCCCCTCAAGGAGGAGGCGGAGGTAATAGTAATATTTACGGATATGATCCCACTGATTCAAAACAATTTGATATTCAAACATGGGATAGAATAGGGACTCCTGTTCATGATTTTGACGAAGGAGAGTATGGTTGGGTAGATAAAACAGTAACTGGTTATAAAAGTCCAAGTGGATATAAAACAAAAAAAGGAAAAAATATTCATAATTTTGGAATTGATTATGTCCCAGCATGGGCACAAGCTTTTGGCGCTGGAAAAAAGATTCAAGGAAACAGAGTCGGAGAAATTAAAGGAACTTTTAGTGATGCTGAAGACCCAGAGGATGTGTGGAATATAACTAAACAAAAAGTAAAAAACGTTCCTATTATTAAGAGGTGGAGAGAGAACAAAGAAATTAAAAAACAAGAAAAAGCAGCAGCGGATAAAATAGTATCAGATAGAGCCGCACAGAATGCGAATAAAAATAGATCAATATATGATGGAGGTTATCGTAGTGTAGATTCTTCTGGTAATGCTGTTAGTTTTTCTTCTCCACAAGGTACTACTACTTTTGATAGTAAAAGTGGAAGAGGTAGAAGAGATTATGATAGAGGCGGAAGAATTGGAATGGCAAAAGGAAAGATTCCACTACCTAAAGCTAAAAAGAGTGGTTCCTTTCCTTGGGAAACAAGTTTAATTGGTCTTGCATCTCTCTTTAATAGACGTCCCCTTATGTTGGGCAAGATTAAAGGAATTAATCCTGGCGAATATGGAACACGTCAATGGCGAGCTAACAAAATGAAAAATCTTGCTAGGATGGGTGGTAAATGGGCAGGAAGAACAAGATTTGCTGCTCCCGCTCTTATGAATCCTTGGCTTATGGCTCCAGCAGCATTAGGACTCGGAGCAAAATATGCAGTGGGTAAAGCTTTCGATCCGTATCGAGATGAAACAGGAAAGATAGGAGCCGAAGGACACGCACAATTAGCAAGCGCTGCTAGAGCACGAGAAGCATTAATGGCTCAACGAAATGCAGCAAGACAAAATCGAAGAGATGGAGGTCTAGCAGGAATTTTATAATGGCAAAAATTGTACAAGCATTAACACGAGCAAGTCAAGAATACGATCCTAGAACCTTTCAATCTTTAGTCCGGGATCTTGACGCCGTGATTAATAAACTGAATACTTCTTTTCAACAAGAACTTCAACAAGAGGTGGAAGCTCAGTCTTTCTTTATTGGATAATGGCAGTCATCAATCAATATAAAATGTATGGGGTCACGAGTACGGCGGCAGAAGGCCCTATTAAATTTTTTGGTACAACACTAATTAGTGGAGTCGCTACGCAAAATCCTTTGATTAATGAAACTTATATTATTAAATCTTTACACGTGACTAATAAATCAGGAGCTAATACGCCAACGATTACGATTACAAACAATGGTTTTGAGGTTATTAAGACCCAAGCTTTAACCGCTGCGACTAGTGTAGAAATTTTAACGAATCCGATGGTGGTGGAAGGTAGTAAGGTTTTATCTTATACCACAGCAGGAACGGTGAGTGATGGTGTTGATATTACCATTAGTTATTTAAACATAAAAAAGGAGGTTACGGTATAATGCAAACCATTACACCCACGAAAGTGACAACAACGATCAGTAATTTGAAAACAGGAGAGAAGTATAACACCGAAGAAGAGTGGAAAGCCAAGGGAATACAGGAAAAAGACATCCGAAGAGATGTTCATGTCCTGATGCCGAAGCTTGATTTATTCGGTAAAACAAAGTAGATTCAAAATTTAGGCGAAATTATGACAAAATCACAGAGACAACATGGCATTGCATCCTTGAAACCCGGCGAAAAAATCGTGGGTAAACCAGGAGGTCTGGTTGAACCAGGCGTTAAGCAATACGGTATCTTTAAGAAAATTTTCAAAGGTGCTAAAAAAATATTCAAAAGTCCTTTAGGAAAAGCCGCTTTAATCGGCGGTGGTTTATATGGTCTTAATAGATTTGGTATTGGTTCCAGCGGCATCGGTAAAAACTGGTGGAGCAAAGGTATGGGTTTAGGAAAAAACCTATTACTGGGAAAAAGACCCGGAGTACCAGATGCTATATCTGGAGGGAAAAGAGCCGGTGGTCTCTGGGGTAAACTCGGAAAATTTGGTTATGGCAAAGCAGCCCTATTAGGTGGCGGCGCATTAGCTACAGCTTTACCTTTTATGGGAGGCGATGAAGAAGACGAAGACATCATTGATGACTGGTCTGTAACGCCTTCAAGTATTGCTAACATTAGAAACATGGCAAGGAAACGAGATCCAAGTTTAGCTTTTATGCCCGCAGCAAATTATGTTCAACAAGGATATTATGGAGCTAAAGATGGAGGAATCATTGGCTTAGCTAATGGTGGTCAACCTG